CACAGGACTCAACCCCTCCCTTAGAGCGAATACTACCCTTACATGGTTGGGATAAATGAACCCCAAACACAAGAAAGAGTATGCCCCACTAGGAGGCATTAGCGAGCTTCTACCTCAAGAGGAGAAGTCAGCCACTCGTGTTGAGAACTGGACAGTAGACCCATCAACGGGGGGCTGGGATAACCGTATTGGATACGAGAAGTTCTTCCCCGCCGAAGACGCTTTCGAGCCTTTTAGTTCTATGGGGCGTATTGATTCACTCTATATATGGAGTACTCATAACGGAGCGAGAACATACCATTTGTTCGAGACTGATAATGCCTCTTCTGGGGAAAGCACCCTTCAGTATACTGTTGGCAACACGGGGTCTGGTGCTGGTTTAGTTACGGTTGACTCTTTCAGGAATCTACCCACCGCCGATGAGCCGATGACTCAGTACGAACCGTTTGGGCGGTACTTGATAATCGTAAACGGGCACGATCTTCCCACCAAGTTTGATGGTGAGAGGGTTACCCCTTTGGGCTGGATTCGTCACCCACACCCCCCGACTCCGTGGAGTCCTGATGCTTTGGACGAAGCAAAAGCTCAAACACAATTCTTTGCCACAGCCAATGATTATTACTCTGTAATATCTGACGATAAAATCTTGGGCCTTGGGATCACAACAACTGGTGAAGAGAATGTATATTCGTGGAAGGTGTCTTTCGTTTCTGAGACTGGCTCCGAGAGTCCTCTCTCCTCTGCTTCCGAGCAGGCAGGGTGGGAAACCGCTCCAGCGCCCTTAACTCACGCCGTATATTTAGAGAATCTTCCTGTTGGCCCAGACGGCACGGTGGCTAGGCGCGTATATAGAACAAAGAACATGGGGCCAGAAGCCTCTTCAGAGCAGTATTACTATGTGGGCCAGATCGAGAACAACACCGAAACCTCATATGTTGATTATACGCCAGACCGTATTCTCGCTGACTTGGCCCCTCTTGCTGATGAATCAATAACCTTTCCTGCTCCCGCCTGTCGGTTCGCCGCTTCATTCAAGAACACACTATTCTTAGACGGCGGGCAATCAGAGCCCACCAGAATCTACTATAGCAACGCTTTACAGCCAGACTCATTCTCAGCCCTGAACTACTTCGATGTGGGTACGCGAGAGGGTGGAGACATTACTGGCTTTGCCCCCTACTACAATCAGTTGCTGGTCTTCAGAGAGCGTTCTATTGAGCTTATCCGCAGTACGGCTACTGGTGGGTTCAGTGTATCCCCATTCATTCAGGGGGTAGGAACCAAGGCTATCAACACTGTTACGACAGTCCCAGATGTTGGCGTCGTGTTCTTGGCGGCAGATGGCGTGTATCGCATACAAGGCGGCCTAGACGGTGGTTCTAAGTTGGTCTTTGAGAAGATCAGCAAGGGGTTGGTGAAGACCGTAAGCCGTATCAACCGTGACTTGATGGCGAGAGCAACTGCGGCCTATAGTCCTAAGTGGAGGGAGTGGCACTGTTATGTTCCTGCTGATGGTAGTGATCGTCCCACCTTGGGTCTTGTTCTTCATATTGATAAGATCGCGTGGTCTGTCCGAGAGGGTTTCCCAGTGGGCGCTTTGTCCGTTGACCAAGGCGGCAACCTTATCTTTGGTCATTCTGTTGGTGATGATGCTGGCCCAGCTATAAAGGAGTCTGGTCTCTTTGTTATCTCAAGACAAAGGAACCTTGGGTATACCGCACCAGTTGAAACGGCTATTCCTAAAGCACCACCAATCAGTATCTATCAGTCGTCTTGGCTTGATTATGGCGCACCGCAGAAGAAGAAGCACGTGAAGTACGTGTACTTGTATGTGATGACTTCGGGAGACAACGCCATTCCGATGACATACTACACCGACTTCAACTATACTGGTAAGACATCGGCGCCAGTAAAGATGCAAAGGGCAGACCATGCAGACCAGAACGTATATGGTAAAGCGACGTGGGACTCCTCGGTCTGGGAGAACCCAATGTTCACCACACTCCGTTACCCGATTGCACAGGGGTCGTGTTCTCACTTCTCCTTCAAAGTTGAGACCACAGAAGACATGGTACTGCTTGGGTATTCAGTTGAGTTGGCCGCAAACAACACATCTACAATCAAGGGTAAGCGATAATGCCGTTCAAGTGGACAGAATCACAGACTCGCCAAGCTAACATCGTAGATGCAGAGGCTTTCGACAAGGCGTACAACCCAATCAAAGGCGTAATAAACGGCGGTCTTGATCGGGAGAACTTACCTAACGGGTCGGTGAGAGATGTTCACCTGTCTCCCAAGGCGTTTGTAAAATATGCTCTCAGGCAGGATATACACCTACAAGGGGCAACAGCAAAGACCATCCCTATGGGTGGGGGCGCGGTGCCGCAACAGAACTTCGTCGCTATTGGTTATGATACCTATGCTGGCGGCTGGAAGACCAACTCGGCGCAATCTATAACCTCTCTCTTCAGGGAGGGGATGCTCCACGTTGAGTTCAACTGCTGGTATTGGTTGAGCAATGTGGGGGCCGAAGTGGCCAACGACAGGTTCGAGATAAATGTTGAGTTTCAAATACTGTTAGATGGGAACCCTATTATTAGTAGTGGCAAGTTCTGGAAGAACATAGGCCAAGTACATTTGGTTGGAGACTTTCCAGTGTCTACGGGGTCTCATGTCATAGAGGTTGGTTGGCGTATGACCTCTAGAAACGGTAGGCCGCTTGCCGACGCTCAGTTTTATTATGACGGTGGTGCCTTGCTTACTATCAATAGGTACAGATAATGGGAATAATAAGTAACTCTAATGTTGGCCCTGCTGGTCAAGTAATCTCAGCAACAGAGGTGGATGCTAAGTTCACTGATGTGGCCGTGGCCTCCACTACAGTAGATGGTCAGAACATTAGAAGCGAGGGCGTTGACCGAAGAACGCTTGATTCAAACAGAACCGAGCCCATATCGTATATGGACTATACCTCCAACAATAATGGAGCCTTCCCCTNGGCGGGTTCCATTTGAAGTAGATCACGATAACGACCTTTTCCTTGACTGGTCGGCCTCGCAAGTAACTTTGAAGGACGGAGATTTATTGCGAATAAACTTCACGGTTTACTTCGATTCGCACACTAAGAATACATATCGTGCCTTTGCGGGCTCGACTGCTTCTGATTCTGTTGGGATAATCTTTTATCCTGTCTGGGATATTGGTGCTGGTTGGTCTGTTCTGCCTGACCAACTAGATGTAGATGCTACTCTGGCGGCGCCACCAGCATCGGGGATTATAGGCGCAATCAACTCGACCACACAGCGTAGTGATTCTATGGCGTGGGTTTCTCTTGAGGGTGTCAATGCTACGACAAGGCGAGACACTTTGAACTCCGTACATGGTGCCGCTTACATTCTCCATTCTGGGGCATCAGTCATTATTAGCGGGATAAGGATAAACTGTAGGGGGCCAATAGCGTATCACGAGTCGGGCGGTTTACCGATGTTCGAGGCTCCTGATTGGTCTAACGACCCATATATTGTTCCTTATGGTTCTGGTTTAGGTATGCCAATAGATTTACACATCGGCAGTGGGCAACTTTCCGCAATCATAATGAGGGGAGACAGCTAATGGCGTATATACCCACACCAGTTGGTTCTGGAGTTGTTGATTCTTCTGATGTTCAGGGCAACCTAGATAAGATGAGAGACTACGTTGATGGTAGTATCGTTACGGGAGACATTGGCGCCGTGGGTTGGTGTGAGTCTAAGCATGTAATGAGGGGCCACTACAACCCCATAACTAATCAGCATAGCTTTGTTAGTGGTATTGTTGCGGGGTATTCCTCAGACGGGAGGGAGAAGTCTTTCGTCGGCGACGGCCCAACAGCTAGGGGCGGTGGCTCTTCTGATAGTGTCCCGTTCCCTAAGACGGCGATCACCTTCGAGTTAGAGAGGTCGGCTAACGTAATGTTTCAGTTCAACGCCTCACCTATTTCGCCCCCGCTTATAGGTGTGACGGGCTTTCCTGAAACACACGGCCACATATTTATTGATGGCGCAAAGGTTGACGATACCCTTATGACCACAATGGCTGGTGAGTGGCGCATCCCCTCTAATCCACCAAACACCAACGGCCCAGAAGCAACCTCTACATTTTGGTCGGGCTTCTATGTGGCTAAGAACTTACCAGCGGGTAAACATTCATTTGGGTTACAGGGATTTTGTAAAGGAAGATATACCTTCTTGGTGAACTGGTCGGTTAGTATGGAAGCATATTACTTATAGGAGTTAGAGATGGCGAGTAGATGGGCAAACGCAGGACAGGGGGCAGGTATAGGCGCGCAGACGGGCGCGGCGGTGGGTTCCTTTGTGCCAGTTGTGGGGACGGCTTTAGGAGCAGGAATCGGCGCGGGCGTAGGTGCTATAGGGGGCGCTCTTATTGGGCCGTCAGAGACAGAGCAAGCCAGACTCGCCAGACTCAGAGAACTTCAGCGCAGACAAGAGCTAGGCACCCTTGGTTATACCGATCAAGAGATAAACACTCGCCTTGGTGCAGTGCAGGGCCAAGCACAACAGCAGATGCAGGGCGACAGACAGCAGCAGGCGGCGATGCTAGCCACACAGGATGTAGGGGCTGGCTCAGTGGCTAAGGCGCAACAGGCGCAAGCACAGCGCGAGCAATCGGTAATGGCGCAACTGGCTAACCAAGTTCAGCAAGAGGATATGCAGAAGGCTGCACAGCAAGAGGCCGAGTTAGCGGGGCTTATGGGCTTACAAGCTCAGACAGAAGCGTCTGATCGACAGATGATGATGGCGGGCGTGGCTGGTAGCTTTGCTACTATAGCTCAGGCCAGTCTTGCGAACGACAGACAAACCGCTATGACGAAGATACAGACAGATCTTGAGAGTGGTCTTTATACAGTAGAACAAGCGAACGCGGCTCGCGCTCAAGTGAACCACACTTTCGGGCTAGGGGGTGAATAATGACCACTAACGGACAACAAATAGAACAAGACTTCTTTAGTCTAATGTATGCCCACTCTCAGCAGGTGGCGGCAGAGATAAGGGCCGAGATAGCCGCCAGAGGTGCGTCAAGGTCTGAGCATCTTGCAGCATTACAGGCGGAGCTGCGGGGTGTAGACAGTACTCTGGAGTCTTATGGCCGAGCAAGGGACTCAAGAGACCAGAACCAGCGGAGGGATATGGTTTCACTGGCCAATATCCAGAATGGAATCCAGAGAAGGAACATGTCTGTCTCCAGAAGAGCCGCGAGTAGTGCTGGGTCTGTGCTGGGTGATATCAGAAACAAGTTCGCAAGAGCCACGGTTAATGTGGCCGATGATGCGGGCACCCTACAGGCTGCTATCTCATCATTTATGGGAGATGAATCGGCAGGTGAGGAATCTGGGGCTGGCTACGCGGCGCAGTTGTTGACCCAGAACACCACCCTTGGCGTCACGATGGCGAGGAATGAGACGGGGGGCTTTGCTGGCGAGGGAGATGCCGAACCGCTAGGCAACGCCCCACTAGATGTGAGGATTGCAGGGGCAATGGGGATATACGACTCGCTACGTGTGTCTAATGCCGCCAGACAGAGGGCGGGGGTGCCGTACATGACTAACGATGAGATGATGAGTCTCGCGGCGGCCACACAGGGGATCGCTCCCAGCTACCTTGTCGACGGAGAGGCTTTCCTAGAGGAAAAGTCTACTCAAATGGCAACAAGAGCCAGAGTTGGTACGGCTAACATGATCCCTAGTACGGCGCAGATTTGGCTTGAGGAGAACATCTTTACCGATTACTCGGCTGGCTTGATAGAAGACCACACAAGAATACAGGCTTCAGCGGACAGAAGGGAAACCCTTATCCAGCAGGTGGACTCTTTGCGAGAAGAGCAGGACGCCGCAGACCCTGAAGCAGAGCAGAGGGAGTTGTTCGCCCAGCGAGTGTCACCTTCTAGCGAGATGATGGCTATGGGTACAGGCATTGGTGGTGCAGTACGTCGCCACTTCGCAGGACGAAGAGACGCTCAAGCACATCAGGAGCAAGTAGATTTCCTACGCAACATGTCAGAAGAAGACCGTGTATTGATGGAGCCATTTACAGATGCTCAGGCTCTATTAGATTCATTCGGCGGCAACCACCCAATGGACGGCTCCTCTTGGGATGTAGCCCGTGAGTTGTGGAACATGAGGAGTGGCATTGAAGACAAGGCGACTCTTGTTAGAAGGGCTGCGGAGATGGCTACTGGTACTGATATAAATGAACGCAACGCCTCAAGAGATGAGATACTTCGCAACTATACATACCTAACATTGGACGGTGTGGGTGATGCCTCAATCAATGCACGAAGCCAAAGACAAAGTCAGATGGCCAGTGAACAAAGCCTAGCGGGTATGGCAACATCTGGTGATGCGTTACAAGAACAAGCCGCCGCAGACAGTGTTGCGTCAACAGCGAGAGCAAACCAACGCAACGCGCGAAGAGGAGACACGCCTCCACCAGTTGTAGAACCAGTTGTGGAGCCAGTTGTGGAGCCAGTTGTGGAGCGACCTACTGATGAGAATGGTTTCCCGTGGATACCAGCGGCTGCGGCTGTGATGGGTGGCGGTGCTGTTGCGCTTGATCGGGTAGGTACTTCTTTTGCGAATGACATTAAAGTGGGCCAGATTGATGATCTTCTAGCAAGTAGAGTAAGGTCGTCTCGCGCTGGTGTTGATGATGTGATGAGGGGGAGTGTGTCGACTCGGCCCACTGGGGTGACCACTGAGATGGCCGTGGCTGGCAGGACTGGAGACCTCCCTTATCAAAGGTTTGCTCCAGCAGCACCACGTCCGCCGCTGGCTACAAACTTACCATCAGGTGCGGCGGGCAGGGCTTTGTCGGGTGGCGCTGGTTCAGCCAGCCAGTTGACTCGGCTTGCAGCAGACAGAGGACTCCATGTTGGGGGAAGTCCGAACTTACCATACACCTCACCTAGGGTTTCGTCTTTGGGTACTGAGTTGGCTGTGGGTAGAGGTGGCTTGCCTTACCAAGGTACAGCGCCAGTATCGCCAAACGCTCCGCTCCCATACACCCCCCCTAGAGCTTCGTCTTTGGCTACCGATTTGGCCGCACAAACACGGATAAATATTCCACGAGCTACTGTGCCTGATATGGTGCCTTCACCAAGAGTTGCCCCCATCAACCAGTTTGAGTTTAGGAACCTTGAGTTCTATGGTAAGACAAACAACCTAAACACGCCGACTGGACGAGCGGCGCTGGGCGAAGCGGCTAGCGCTGCGCAAGAATATATAAGGACTGCTGATATACACACCCCTAGAGCAGTACTATCGAAAGCGGCAAGGATAGTGGCCTTGGCTGGTGCTGTTTTTGAGGCGATTCAACTTGGAGTTGATGTTTACGAACACGGGCCAGTACAGGGTGTGATTGAGTTTGGTGAGAGGAATATAAACCTTCTAAGTCTTCCAGCAGACATTGCGCGGGGTGAAGGTTACGGGGAACAGATGGGTCTCATGCCATACGTCCTAGACACTATAGCTGACTTCGCGGGCGGCGCCTCAAGGCGGGAGGGAGATCGCAGGACAAGACAGGGTGCTGAATGGAGTTGGGGTTCAATGAGTACAGAATATGACTCTCAGCTAGAGGAAGCCGAGCAAAACCAGCTTCTAGAAGATAGGGTGGCTTTATAATGCCAGAGATTTCTCCTGAACATCAGGCTCTGATAGATCGGTATGGCGCGGGAAGCGCAGAGGCCAACCTTATCACGCGGGGCTATGAGAGCGGGCAGATAACCAGACAGACCCGCCTCTCAGGGGCGCCGCCTATTGGTGGTGGAACCCCCATACGGGCGAGACCGCTAACAACCCAGCGAGATGTGCTGGACAGGGCGGCGGCTGCTACAGAGGCTCTCACAATGGAAGAGGCCGAAGAGAGCGGCTTCGAGGGGGCCAGAGAGCGGGCAGAGGGGCGCGTTCGTGATATCCTAGATGTTCCTAGGACAGTCGAAGGCGAGAGGGCGGCCTCCGCTGTTAGGGCCGAAGACATTCAGGAGATGGGCACCATACAGGCCTTGATTAGCGCGATGAAGCCACAGGTGGTTGATGTTCGCACCAGTCAAAACAGACAGCGGGTAGCTAGCATAGCCCAGCAGGTTGAGGATATCCGTGGATCCATAGTTCAGAGGGCGCAACAACTAGCTATGCGTCGGGCTGACGGCTACCGCTTAGTGGATGATCAGTGGGTATTGCAAGAGCCAGCGGTGCCGTCGGCCGAGCGTGCCGAGTTCATCCAAGAACGGGCTCAGGTTGAGCTAGGCGGCATACTGAATGATGTGTGGGGGGGGATGTACCGCCAACACAGGACGGAGTTGATGTCTAGCGCGGGACTAGACCCCGCTGAGGCTATACCCAGCAGCCATGCTGATATCAGGAACCAAGCATCGACGCTCGCTAGGTCAGAATACGACAATATGGTGCAGGAGATGTTTGGGGGTGACCCGCTATCCACTGGCCCCGACGATTCTAATGTATCCAAGACGTGGTACGGTCGATCATGGGATTTTGTTACCTCGCGAGAGGGACAGCTTCAGGAGATAGCCGAGAGAGTCAGGCAGGGCGAAGACACTGGTTGGGATCAAGCAAGGTTACGCTATCATCGCCTCTGGCGCCGTAGAACTGACGACAGTGGTGAGGTGGCCGAGACTATTACTGGCGCAGCAATAAGGGACGCTATCGGCATCGTTGCCCCCTTTGCTTATGCTACGCTTAGGGCCGTCACGTGGGAAAGGAATCCAGATACGGGGCTGCCTTATAATGAGAACGACCTGAACTATAAGATATCCCAGTGGGCTGATGGTTTAGTAGACAACATGGAGGAGGGCGACAGAGGGGTGTTGACTAGGTTTGAAAACACCCTTAGCAGCTTCATAACAGCGCCGTTCAGGGGGGCTTACAACATAGAAGAGAGTCGGCTCTCTAGCGCCAACTGGTTCAAAGATTTCGCGATAGCGCACGCTTACGGAGAGTGGACGGGGATGCACATCAATCGTCTACAGTCTGTCAACGCCTTGAGCGAAAGCGGTAATGCTTTTTGGTCTAACTATGGTACGATAGCTGGCCTCGGAATAGACGCCAACTGGTTCCGCAGACTGCCCTCGATATCAAGGGGTGTTGGTCGGGCTACAGAGATAACCAACGCTCAACTACTTAGAATAT